CCCCATCCCCGCGCAGGAACTGTTCCTGTTTTCCCGCAGCCGGTGCCGGGATCAGACCGCGTACACCAGCTGCGGAGGCCGTTGCCCCTTTCATGTCACTGTAGATCGTGTTATTGTCCGCTCCCCAGGCCGCAGTCCCATCAGCACTCCATCTTAGTATCTGTCCACTAGTACCACCGGAAGGGATATGCTTATTCCCTGCCGTGGTGGGATGCACATACTTATTTGCCCCCTCTGCAATCCCGGCCAGCTTATCAAGCATGGCCTGGGTAATCTTATCTATCACTGTCTTATTACCATGCTCATGGCGCTTGTTATAGGCATCTGTCCAGTTGTTCAGCAAAATCTCTGTCAGCTTGTCCAGCACGCTCTTGTTTCCATGGGTGTGCTTCTTACTGCTCACATCAGCAAGTTCTGCTCTCTCCTCATCCGTATAATCATTGCTGGAGAGCTGTTTTCCGGCAATCTTATCAACCTTCCCTCCCAGGGCGGTCATGATAGTGGCTGCAAAATTGGGGTCATTGCCCAGGGCGTCCGCAATCTCCCGGAAGGTATCCAATGTATCCGGCGCCGCACCGATTAAATCCTCAATCTTTTTCAGGACTTCCACTTTGGTGTATACCTGGTCTTTGGTATAACGGTTGCCCAGTTCCCGGTTTACGTCATCGGCGTTGGCCTTTTTCTCCTCCAGTACAGTATCTGCGGCCCGTAAGGACTGTATTTCCAGGTTTACAGCGTCCGTATGCCCATCAATATTCTCCTGCAGTACCCTTTCCGCGGCCTGTGCCCGGTTTGATTCAGTATTGATTGCGTCTGCATTTGCTTTCTCTGCGGCCTTCGCCCTGTCAGACTCAGCCTTAATAGCCACGCGGTTTACCTGCTCAGCCTCCTGGGCCCTTTCTGCCTCAGTATTAATACGGCCGTCCAGCCGGTTCTCTTCCCGCGCCGCACGGTTAGACTCCGCCTGCAGGTCATTTGCCAGTTTCTGTTCGGCATCTAACGCACGGCTCTCTTCCGTATTCAATGCTTCCTGCGTGGCCACAATGCTGTCCTGTACCCGGTTGATGTCGTCCCCCTCCACAATGTCCCCATCCGTCTCATAGCTGATGTAGGCCACCGGTACATCCGCATACACCCGGACTATCCGTTTCCAGGGCGCCAGGCTGGGTGTGGACAGGGTATATGTTTCCAGACGCTCCCCTGTCAATTTCGGACCGGTGAACACAGCGAAGGTGGCCTCGTTGATGTTGTCGTGCTGCAGCTCCGACTCATACACACCATTGGTAAGGTGGATTTCCTCCTCCACGACATAGGTATTCCCATCAACCTTGTTCAGCTTCTCGTAGAACGTACTCACCTGCATCACATCACCTCCAATGTGACCGTGCCGGTCACTGCAATCTCTTCTTCCGTCAGGGCCATGTTGCCGGATACTCCGTTAAGCAGCAGTCCCGAGTAATCCTCCACGCCCTCGGTCCCCAGCAGCAGGTTTCCGACCCTGGCCAGGCTTACATAGGACAGGTCCAGGGCCTCCTTGTGCAGGTACTCAGTCAGTGCAGCCTGGAATGCATTCTGGACGACACCCAGGTTCATTCCCGTCTGAAGCTTAATGCCGGCTGATACATTGACTGCCTTTTCCACAACAGATGCCACGGTCACATCCGCGCCGATGGGGCGCAGCTCCTCGATATGCTCCCGTACCATCTTTAGTATGCCGGTACCTGCAGCCGACATGTTGGA